TGCTTAACGTCAGTTCGGTTGCGCTGATTGCGCGACCCGCTGTTAAATTGGCAACGCTGACTTGCTTGGTTACACCGCTTTGAACAATTGGCAATACCTCAGTGCCCGCAAGCGGGGTTGTGGATGCAGTCAGCGCGGAGATTTTGGTATCGGCCATAATTGTTCCTTAGACGTAGTTCACTTCAATTGACGAAGTAACTGGGGGTGCTTCTGAGAAAGTAAGAACAGCGCCAGCAACGCTGTACGTGTTCTTTTGCTGGTACACGCCATTGATGTACACGTTGGTTGCGTTTTCGCCCGCAGGTGCGCTTGCCAACGTAAATGCAACAGTAGAACCATTGCCTGTAAAGTTTGCAATAATTGCGGTGGCGTTAAAGCTGCTGCCAACATTGTCGTACGTTGCAAGCGTAACATCTGCACTGGTTTTCAAAACAAACTTGTACAGTTGCAATGCGTTCCAAATTTCCCCACCGGGCACTCGACCACCAGCATCCAACACAATGGGGTTTGTGTGAGCCGTGTCACCGGACGAGGATGTGTACGTAGCCAGCGGTGTTGTTGTACCCGCTTCGTAGGTGTAAATCTTGCCACCGGACAGCGGATTGCCGTTGTTGTCAAAGAATTGAGCACCAACGCCGCCAAAAATTGAAAGTGATACAACGGGCATGCGTTACTCCAAAAGAATCAAACCACCGTCTTCTTGGACGAGGTTATCACCGTTTTCGCAAAGAAGGTTGCTCTGGGCTTGTTCGCTATTGCGACCCCCGAAAAGCGAAAGAATGCCACCCAGCCCAATCCCGATGGCGTTGCGGGCAGCAAGGAAACTCATTTGGTGTTCATCGGTTTGCAGTACACCGTGCCACCAGAGGAAATCTGGATGGCGCTTACTCGCCACAGGCCAGATGTGCCGGTGGGGACTTTGAACGGGATCGGTGTGAATGCGGGGATCGGAGTGCTGGCGGTTGTCGCCACAGCACCTTCACCAACTTCAACGTAGCAGGGTTCTGTGGACCAGACCACAACACCTTCGGGACCAGCGGGCCAGCCAGATGTGTTGGCTGCGGTGCCTGTGAAAGCAGCAGTTTGAGCCGGGAAGTTGGCTTGGGCGAGAGGGTTGAGAAGTTCCATTTTGGCTCCTTATGCGGGTATTGTAATCACTACCCTACGTTTTTGACCAGTATGAGGTTGAAGAAGGCACTGACAGAGTTGTTGTTAGCTGCTCCGACTGCGGAAGCACCAATGCAGTTCTTTTCAGGGATTCGGTATGGTGGATCAAATGTGAAAAGCGCCGCGCCGTTGTTTAAGGTCGTTACAGCGCCAACACGTAATACGTTGTCAGGACCATGTTGCTTGAGGTAACCCGTCACAGCCGTTGTGCCGCTTGCTTGACCGGCAGAAAACTTACCCTCTACCATGTAGCCAGTATAGCCAACGGGAACGCAGTAATGCGCTGTCGTGCGGTTATTAAACGTGGGGGCAATTAGGTCGTACAGAACCGCAGGAACACCCGCAGTTACGGTACCGGTGCCCGCATTGATAGTTCCAACATTGTAACCATCGGTGCCCACCGTGATCACGTAAAACTCGTTGACGTACAGGTACGATTTGACGGTATTGACTTCGGTCTGACCGTTCAAAATAACGGTTTCACTCATCACGTTGTAGTTGCCGTCCAAGCCGCTGACGAACACGGTTTTAGCACCGGTTCCTGCGGAGGTGTCGCTGGCGCTGGTGGAACTAATTTTTAAGACGGACGCCACTGTGGGGTGGGGCACTGTGCCACCATCGGGCCAAACTGATTCTTCCGTCTGATCAACGTCTGCGTTGTACCCAAAAATTTGGATCGACTGGTGGTTTGGAATTTGCCCACGGGCAACCTGAAGCCCAAAAGGCTCCGTGCGCCCAAATTGGCTCATGGATGCGACTTCGATGCTCATGCGAGGAACCTCAGTTTGTACAAAGCGGACAGGTAAACAGCAATGATCTCGTCAATGATGTTCTGCAAAGTGGTGTCGGTCTTGCCGCAGACCTTGTACCGGTTTTCCTCGATGTAGGCCAGCGAGTCCTCCAAAAACGGCAGGATTGCGCCGTCCTTGCGGGCTGACTTGAGCGAGATGGGGCCAATTAGACCATGACGGCCTTGGTACGCCTCGGCAAACTTGTCGGCAGCTTCCAGAACGTCCTTGTAGAAGTGCCGCAGCGCCTTGTGTTTTGAGTAGGAACGGGTGTTGAGGTGGACGGAATGGGCCACATCCCGCGCCAAGAACAACTCACCAACAAATTCAGCGCAACTCATTACATCATCCCTTCAGGTGGCATTTGACCCTGCGGCTGCTCCATCGGCATCTCGGGCTGCATCGGCATCTCAGGCATCTGCGGTGCGCCTGCAACCAGATCGCCAGTGTCCATCGCTGCGGCAATGGTGCCCATCACGATGTCCTGAATCTGCTCGGGCGACATGCCAGCCTGCACCGCGCTGATGCGCTGTGTCTCGGCAGAGTATGCCTTGATGTCAGCTTCAAACTGCTTGATCTGCATCTCGCGGGCTTCCATGCTCTGGTTGACGTTTTGCAACATCTGGAACATGTTCTCCATCTCAGCGGCCATCGCCTCCATCTGCTGGTTGGCAGCGGCCAAGGCTGGATCGTCTTCGTCGGCCAGCACTTTGGGGTCGATAGTCTTTTTGAACCGCTTGGCAAGGTCTTGGGCACCGGGCCAGTCCATGTTCTTGACGAACAGGTCGCCAGCGACTTGCCACAACTGTGGGTTGCCTTGCAGCAACTGGGCCATGCTCTCCAAGGCTTCCTGACGCTTGGTAGCGTAGCCGGGGCCGGTGATCACGCGCACATCGTACTTGCCGACAGCAGGGTTGTAGATTTTTTCAATCAACACACCCTCTTGGTCCACGATCCGCTTGACAGGTTCTTCCTGCATCGGGTTCATCTTGACGGTCGATGGCTCACCATCTTCGCCAATGATGCGGGCGATGCGCTCGGTGTCGTAAATCTTGGGAATCAGGTCCACGAGTTGACGGCCAATGTGACGGATCGCACGGGCCAAGTTGTCAACGTAGTGGTAGGTGCCGATGTCGCCTTCGCGCTGGCGGGCAAGAATAGCTTTTCCGCTACGTTCGTTGCTGGTCATGCCCAGCGATGCGTTGTACTGGCCGGTGGCCGACTTGATGTCCTCGGCAGCACCTGCCTTGGCTTGCAGGAGGCCGCTGGAGGCCATCGGAGGCTGTGCCCGCTGGGGTAGTGGCAACACAGCACCTTGACCGTCTGTAACGTCAGGATTGACCTCCAGATAGGGCCAGTTGTTCGTGTTGGCAGTCTTCCACTGCTGCTCGTAGCCTTCAAACTGACCGCCGTACCCGATGAACGGTGCTTTGGGGGCCAGCGCCAGCATCTCAGCTTCCTGCGACACCCAGTAGTTGTACATGCGCTGGGCATCCTTGGCGTTACGCACCAAGCCCGACACGTACATCTGGCCGTCCACCTCGAACTCGTTGCCGACCACGCGCACCACGGGAATGTAGGCACCAGCCCACTCGCGTTCTTCGAGGATGTCGTAGCCGTTAATCTTGCACCACTTGACCTTTTTGCGGTCAGCTTCGCGGCTGCGGATTGGCTTACCGAACATCATGCGCAGGGTCTTGTCCTCGGGCGTACCGCTGAACGCAGTCTGGTTGCCGGGGTACAGGTTGAGCGTCTGCTTCTCGTACTCGATGTAGAAGTACTCGGCGATGCGGATGGTGTTTTCACCGATCCACTGTGCGATGGATTGATCGCCCACGCCAAGGCTCATGAGGGTGCTGATCGGCGCTGCATCGGGGTACAGACGCTCATATTCAGCTTTGGGTAGGTCTTCCGTCACAAAGCACCACTTGGCGTCTGCGCCAGTGGGGTCTTGGATCAGGGGGTCCATGTAGACGCTGAAGCTGTTGCGAATGCGCCCGATCTTGATGTCCTGATCGAACGTGTCTTCGTCGCAGTACTCGGTCAGCAGACGGATGTAGCCTTCGCCGTAGGACACTTGGTTCTCGCAGGCTGTGTCGTAGGCCACATCAGCATCGGAAATGTACTCGATGTGGCGAATCACGCCATTGAACACATCGGCCACGTCCACGTCTGCCTTGTCGTCAGCCGGGATCACCTTGATGCCGGGACGGTTCATGCGCTGCTCGTTCGTCACTTGATGAACGTGCTGCGGCAGCTTGTTGATGGTCAGGCAGGGGCGGGCGTTAATGGTCTGACCCTGCACGGCACCACGAGTCTGGAGCACGTCAGCGGGCCACTGCCACTGGTTGTCTGGGGAGCCTGCGTAGAACCGCAGGTCATCGAGTTCGTCTTCCCGAGTCTGGGAAAACGCCGTGATCGCCGTGTTCATGCGTGAACGGGCAACGGTCAGGATTTCCTCGGAACCGCCTTTTGACGGGTACGGTCCGTTTTTTGCCACATTGGCTGCGGCTACGATTCCGGTGGTGTCTTTCATGCGTCAAATACTCCGAGGGTGTGTGATTCCCTCATGACCAGAAGGTTGTCACCTTCCCATTTTAAGTCCTGACCGATGGAATCACCAAATAGCACTTTGTCGCCGACTTTCACGTCTTTGGCGTCTGGGCCAGCGGAGATTACCACACCTGTGCCCGTTTGTTTCTGTTTCAAAAGGATGAAAAGTTCGTGTTTCTCCATGTCTGGGCGCACAATCAGGCAGTCTTGCAGGGCTTGAATGGTCATTTTTTGGGCTTCATTGTGGGTTTTTCGGCAGCTTCGCGCTTGACAGAATAGGCAATCGCAACTGCTTGTTTTTGGGGCTTGCCAGCGGCTACTTCGGCCTTGACGTTCTTGCGAAACGCCTCTTTTGAGGGTGACTTGACGAGTGGCATCACTTCCCCTTGGCTGGCTTTTTGGCCGTTTTGGCAGACTCTTTGAAGTCTTTGTTGGTGGGTGCGCCAGCAGCGCCAGCTTTGCGCATTTTCTCGCCAGAACCCGCTGCGATGCGGGCGCGTTTGGCGTTGATGTTGGCGTAGAGTCCGGGTTTGGTAGCCATCACGATCCCATCCATGAAGTTGTGGCCGCACCGTTTTGAGCGTTGCGCCGGGTGATTGTGCGGTCATTGTACTCCCGATGTGCCACGGGGTACGCGAATGTCACAGCGATGGCGTCAGCCGCATCCGGTGACGCAACTCCACGGGCTTTCATCTCCTTTTTACCTTCCAAGAAGATGGTGCCAGCCGAGTTGGGCTTTTTCATCGGACCGGTCAGATCGCTTTTCAGCAACCTGTCCTGCGGCAAGCTGGCTGTCTTCACCCAGTCGCGCATGGCTCCCCAAATCTCGGCCCGCTTGTTGCCCCACATCACCGGGTTCTTGGCCTTCCAGCCGAAGTTGACCCCGCGCACTTTGTACTTCTGCTCGGTCAATCTGTCAAGGATGCCGTAGCCCAGCCCACCCTCGTCGATCACGGTCAGTGCTGGCCGGTACTCCTCGATGGCGTCGATGACGTGGCCCACGGTGGTCATGGTGTCGTCACCACGGAACCGCTTGATCGCCACGATGTCCCGCCCTTGGCGCACGGCAATCACGGTGCTGTCCATGCCGCCCCGGGCCGGGTCCACGCCGATGATGATGGGCGCGGTCATGTCCTTGTGCAGCGCCCGCTTCATGGCGTCATCGACAAGGTGCGGTGCAATGAACTGGTCTTGGCCCGACTTGGGGAAGTCTCCATAGACCTCGACCCGCGCCTCGTCCGAGTCCTCACCATACTCGTTGATGATCTGCTGGTAGATGGTCTTGTCGGTGCCCTCGACTGTGCGGGCGTCAATCTTCTCGCTCTCCCAGAACTCCCGCTTGCTGCCGTCCACGGCCTCGTAGAAGTACCCGGTGTTGCGACGACCGTTGCTAAACGCCAGCCAGTACCGGTCCAAGATGTTCTCGGTAAAGAAGCCCGCAGCCACGGACCAGATCGAGTCTGGAATACCGCTGGCCTCGTCGAAGATCACCATCATGCCGTCCATGTTGTGCACACCGGCATAGGCGTCTGGGTTCTCCTCGCTCCACAGTTTGCCCTCGGCACCCCAGTACCGGGTGCCTTTGCGCAGGTCACGCTCGACCAGTTCGGTCAACCAGTTGGCCGGGGTCAGGCTCGTGGCCGTGGGTTCCCACCAGTGGGCATTGATCGCCATCGTGACCCATTTGGTCAACTCACCCCATGTCACTTTGCGCAACTGGTTCTCGCTGTTGGCCGACACGATCACGCTGGAGCCGATGCGAGTGGTCAGCATCCACAGGATCAGCCACGACACGAGGGCAGACTTCCCCACCCCCCGGCCAGAGGACACAGCCCTGCGCAGCGCGTCGATCAACTCGTCGTTGCTCTGCTTGCCCCGGTTCTCTTTGATGAAGTCCCGTATCCTGCGCAGTGCTCTACGCTGCCATGTGCGCGGGGCTTTGAAGTGTTCGAGTGGGGTGTTCTTCTGCCCCCAAGGAAACGCGAACAGCACAAACGCCTCGGGGTCGTCCTTGAGGGCAGGACTCCAAAGCTGGGCCATGAGCGTCTGCTCGTCTTCTGGGCTGTACCGGGGTTTTTGCATCAAATCGTCCTTGCAATCAGTTCAACCAGTGCCCACAGGCCAAGCACCATCGACAGCGCATACGCAGCCAGCATGGTCTTCATCCAGCGTTTGCGCATCATCAGTTCTCCAGTCGAGGGGTTACATCGGATACGTCAATCACCTCACCCTCGATCACCCGGGCTTGGGCCTGCGCCAGCGCCTCAGTGATGGAGATGGTGCCGCCGAGTTCAACCTGCTTGATCTCGCCGTAGCGTTTCTTGTTGTGTGCGCTCATGAGCCACTTGCGCGTGTCGATGCGCAGCTTGTCCCTGTTCACCGTGTCGTTCGAGTTGGCGTCGATGGCCTCGACCCCATCGGCAATCTCAAGGATTTCTCCCGCAAGAAACTCAGTACGCATCTCCTGCGCTTCCTTGAATCGTTCATGGCGGGTGGGTTCGCGCTTGACCCAGCGCAGGAAGTCCTCATACGAGATGGCCCGGTAGTCATCTTCGATCAAGGATTGCAGGGATCGGCCCCGGTAGATGTCCTCCACAACACGCTCAAATATCTGCTCATATTCGACATGCAGCAGCGCCCTTGCCTCTTTCGAGGGTTTGATGGGGGCTGGGTCGGGCACGGTTAGCCAGTTTGGCAGTTGGTTCTCACTGGCGACAGCCGTGCCTACGAAATCAGTGTTTCCTTGTTTCATAGTGCCTTCAGTGTACTACGGTATTTTCACGGTGTCTATGGAACCCACTGGGTTTTTGATTTTCTAAAAAATTTTCAGAGTTTCTGTGATACCTCCCGGCCAGCGGCCCACCTCGCTCCGGCCCTCACCCGCCCCCATCGAACCGCTGGCACGGTTTATGCTTTGCGCCGCGCCGCCGTTGATCGCGCCATCGCGCCGGGGATCGATACCGCCGCGCCGCGCACCCAGTGGGCACGGCAACCCACGGCACCCGCGCACCCAGTGGGTGCCGGTGCCCGGGGCAAAGCGGGCGGCGAAACCGCGCACCCAGTGGATCAGGCACCGCACCCAGTGGGTTAGAGTTTATGCCCCAGTGGGTCAAGGGATTGACGGCAACCGTGCACCCAGTGGGCCAAAATAGGCCGATTGAGGCCGATTGTGACAATGTGCCCTTTCGCGCAGGCAAGGCGAAAATAAGAGACTTTTCAAATTGCACAAGGATTAAGCAAACTACAAAACAAACCCCTAGAACCAAAAGGGCACATTGTCACCACCCCCAAAAAGCACCCCGGGATCGTTACCCGCTGGGTTATTTGTTCACTTGTCGCATAAGTGACAGAAAAGCATCAAACCCGCTGGGTTATAATTTCATCACCGGAACAAATCCGGCACCCTGTAACCCGTAACCCGTAACCCCGAAAGGACCTGATCATGAAACAATTCGAATTTCAAATCATTGACAAGCGCGGACCCCGCATCGAATACGCCCGCGCCACCGCTGCGACTGCTGCAATTGCCCGCGCTCAAATTGTCTTGGCCTACGGTCAGCAATTTAACGTGATGGATCTTTTTTGTAACGTCAACCCGGCACATCATGTGCTGGGTGAAATTGACTGTTCGGATTTTCCCCTGGCTGATCTGCCCTGGCTTGAACGTCAAGCCGCTGCAATCGAAGGGGTGCAATCATGAACCGTCATTCTTTGCACTACATCGACCTGCACCCTCAGCCCGTTGACCGCGAACCCTCAGCCCTGGCGATCTGGGCAGGCGCTGCCCTGGCGCTGATCGTTGTCTACCTGTTGACCGTTGTTCTCTTTTCCCTGTAACCCGTAACCCTGTAACTGGAGATCCTCATGAATGCCCCTGTCAAAACCCCTGTAATCCTGTCCGCCCTTGTCGATCGACTCGCTGCGATCAAAGCCCAGATGGCGGATCTGTCCGCTGAAGAAAAGGCCCTCAAGGCTGAATTGATCGCTGCGGATCTGCCCGCGATCGAAGGCACCGCGCACCGTGTCGCTGTTTCGTTCTGCCCAGGACGTGAGACGATCGACTGGGAAGCCGTCGCCGCTAAATTCAACCCCTCACGCCAATTGATCACCGCGCACACCGCCCAGGGTGCACCGTTTCACGTGGTGCGCGTGTCCGCCAGGAAGGGGGCCTGATTATGATCGACGCTAAATTTATGCGGGATCACTTCACCCTGGTCACCATTACCGACAACCCCGCGCCTGCTGGGGTTCACCTGGACCCTGAGGACCTGCGTTACATCCTGGACGCGATCACGTCAGGATCTGCCCGCCTAAAGGGTCCCCGCTGCGAATTCTCCGACAAGCGCGCCGCTGGGTCCCTGACTTACGCCGCCGCCCTGATCACTGAAGCCCTCGAAAGGACTAAATAATGCCCGCCTATCACTTCGTCGCCGTGTCCGCTAATCGCAAAACTGGACCGATCCCCGTCACTTATTCTGAGCGGGACACCTGCCCGCCGTCCTGCCCGCATTATCGGGCGGACTGTTATGCTGAAGACTATTACACCCGGATGACCTGGGACAAGGTCCCCGCCAGGGGCGGATCCCTGGCGGATCTTTGCGCGTCAATCGCCGCCCTGCCCGCTGGGTCCCTATGGCGTCACAATGTAGCGGGCGATCTGCCCGGATCCGGGGAAGATCTGGACCCCGCCGCCCTGGGCGATATCGTCCGCGCCAATATTGGACGCCGTGGGTTCACGTACACCCACAAGAAAACCGCTGACGCCCTGGACTGGGTCCGACACTCGAATGACTGGGGTTTCACCGTTAACCTGTCCGCTGATGATGCTGGGGAAGCTGACTCCCTGGCTGAAGCTGACGCCGGCCCAGTGTGCGCCATTGTGCCAATGGACACCCCGCCAAAGACTTACACCCCCGCTGGGCGGACAATCATCGTATGCCCTGCCCAGGTCCGGGACGACGTTACTTGTCAATCCTGCGGGCTTTGCGCTATCGCTGATCGCCAGGTGATCATTGGGTTTCGCGCCCACGGGACCCGCGCCGCCGTCACTGATGCGAAAGCCCGCCGGGTGATCCCGATATTGAAAGGATGAAAACATGCCCAAAAAATTGATTTTCAACATGATCCGCGCCAATGACGTGCGCGAACCCGTCCAGTATCACCCGATCATTTTTATGAGGGGGTCCAGGTCCTGGCGGTTAGCTTTGCACCGTGACCCCGTTCTGGCGGGTAAGGGTGAATGGACGATATCGGACCCCGTGGGCGGTTATCGGGTTTGCCGGGTCACCGCCAGTTACAAGGGTGTCCCTGTATCGTCCAGGGACCTAACCGTAACCCAGGCCCGCGCCGCTGCCCTGGTGGATCTGGACCTAACCGTTGACCGTATCGGCTTAGATCGTTTCGCCCAGGTCCTGGACGCCGCGCAAAACCCAAAACCTGTACACCCGTTGAAAGGATGAAGCCATGATTGACTTTATGAAACTGCCCGCCGTGGAAGCTGAAGCCCTGGCTTATGCTGAAGGGTTCACCGGGACCGCCGCCCTGTTCGCCAGGATCGCGGACCTACAGAAGGCCCTGGGCGAAGCTGTCAACGAAATCGAACAACTGAAAACAGATCTTCACGCCGCCCGATATGAGCGGGCTTTTTTGGGGGATGAATGCTAACCCTGTCCGTGATCATCTCCCTGATCTTCGCCGCTATCCGCGCCGTGCTCTTACTGATTGCGTCCCTGGTGAAGCCCTAACCCCTAACCCGTCCCCCCGGTTCACCCCGGGGGCTTTTTTACCCCCTTGAAAGCCTAACCATGAACACCGCACCCAGTGCCCCCGCCGTGCCCTTTGCCGCAACCCTCGGGGCTTTTGTCGCCCGCCGTGCCCTTGACGAACCCAGCGCTGCCGGGTTGCTCGGGGTGCCGGTTTACACCTTTCGCAAATGGATCGCGGGCACCCGCGCACCCAGCGCCGCCGCTATGCGGTTGCTTGACGTGCTCGGCACCCTCGAGGCCATCGCGCCCGCCGTGCTCGACGCGCTGACGCCCGCCGCCGTGCCCGCCGCCCCCAAGCGGCCCCGGGGACGACCGAAAGCCGTTGAAACTAAGGCATCGAACCAACCATCGGCCATTGAAACTAAGGCATCGAACTAACCGTCGACTGCCAATTTTTAAGGCATCGAACTAACCATTGAAGGAAAAATACATGACCAAAGCTCAAAAGATATTCGAAGCCATCATGCGCACCAAAGGGCATACGGACTTCACGCAGCACAATGGCCGCTACACCGTAACGAACCTTCAGACCCGCTGGAATTATTTCCAAATGGGCTGGGAAATGTCGCAGGTGACAGCATGACCAAAGACGAAGCACTCGACTTGGCGCTGGAGTTTTTTGAAACTATGCAGCGATACAAGGGCACACGATCAAACATTTTTATCAGGTTTGAGCCGACAGCCACTGGTGATTATGTTGATCTGCGTGAGTTTGATGAAAAGGCCAAGCCCATCATCACCGCCATCAAGCAAGCCCGTTCAGCACCTGTGCAGGAGCCTGTGGCGCATTGCGAGGCGGGGCCGGGACATTGCCAGCAATGCCACTTGGAAGATCGGTCTTTGGCTTTGTCTGCTGCTGTGCGGTACGTCCAAAACAACACGCCAAAATTGGTTTCTGACGAAATTTGCATGGCGTTAACCACCCCACCCGCAGCACCTGTGCAGCAGCCGTTAGGAAAACTCTGCGTCTTTGATGATGCTGACAGTGAATTTGGCTGGTCTTACGACATCTCTGGAAACGCAGAGCAGCACAGGCGCTTGAAAGAGCTTGACGGCGCAATGCTCTACACCACCCCATCCGCACAGCCAGCATTTGTGCAGGAGCCAGAAGTACGTTTTAAATGTACGGTGATTGATGAACAGCATCCAAACGGCGTGCCTTTGGAGCAATGGGGGAGTTCAGCACAGCGGCAATGGGTTGGGCTGACGGATGAGGAGTATTTTGAAATTGGTCAACGTCATTGGGTGACCAGTACAAAGATAGAACTAATCCATGCGGAAATCGAAGCCAAACTCAAGGAGAAGAACACATGACCCAATGCAAACACCGCTGGCTGCTCACCCCATCGCCACACCGCACCCAGTACCACTACCAGTGCGCCCGATGTGCCCAAGTGGCATGGGCCACGCTGAAGGAGAAACAGAATGAAGCTGTGCTCACGCTGCCTTCTTAACCGACTGCCCGATGGTGGGGTGCAGATGACCCCGGCCAAATGGTTCTGTCAATCGTGCTGGCTCAAGTTCTCATTGGGCCGAAAGTAAAAAAAGGGGACCAGTGGTCCCCTTTTTCATTCGTCCATGTCCGGGGTGTACCCCTTGACTATCTTGCGCTCCTTGCCCTTCTCGTAGGCGTAGCGGTAGATGTAGTCGGCGTGGCGCTGCTTGGCCTTGATCACTGTCTCTCGGTAGTCCTTGAACATGGTAGCCAAACTCGGATTGATGGCCCACATGGCTCGGTGCTTGTGCAACTCCTCCTCGATCTTGACAGCCCAGCCAGCCTGCTCCAACACCAGCATGGCGTCCATCACCGCTTGATCTTTTTGCCATTCGGTCTTGCCGTCCAGCTTACGCCGTGCTGACCGCTTCAAGGTGCGCAGGTCAATCATGGTTATGTCGGCGCTGTTCTGGATGATGTGGTCGATCACCCACTGGTCAAAGTCGTTGTTGATCGCACCACCCACCTCGCCCAGTGCGTAGCGGTAGGCCGGGATCACGTAGCCGCGCACAAACGAGATCACCCTGTTGACAACATCGGGCGTAACCTGTGGACTGAATGGGGACTCGATGACATGGAACAGCAAGATCAACCGGCCAGCCAAGCCCTCCAGCTTACCAAAGGCTGTCATGTACTCAGGCCCGCTGTCCAGCACCCGCTCGTCCTGCTTGGCCGACTCGTACCATGTCTGAAACTCACGGAACACGGTGTACGCCTCGGGCGACAGTTGGTAGGTTTGTGCAGGCAGCGCATAAGTCAGGCGCAGGGTATTCTCCCAGGCTGCTGCACTGGTCAAATACTCGGGCACAGGGTTGCCCAGCTTGGTCTTGCTGCCGCGCAGGATGGCGGGGATAAAGCGTTGCAGCAGACCGTCAGCCGACAATGGCCCGATGCTGGCCCTGAACACCGCTGGCTGGATGTTCCCGTAGATGCTCACGGCCAAATTCTCGCAGTGGATCGACCCAGCGCCCACCCGGTCCATCTCGTAGTGTTCTGACTCGTAGCTGACAACCCACGCAGACCGATCCTCGCCGCTGGTCTTGTCTGTCAGCTTGCGCACCCAACTGTTCATCTCGTCAAGGTGGCACAGCAGGCCGCGAGGCCGGTCAGCAGCCGAGCGCACCAGCTTCTGACTTGTGATGTCACTGACCGTAATCTTCAGGGGCACGGGCTGCGGGGGCATTTCGGGAACCATCGGGGCTTGGTCAGCACCCAGCAAAGCCTCGGGTGAAGATGACCATTCGAGGAATCCCTTTTTGGCCGAAGCGTAGGCCGCTTCCTTGCCCTCCCAGTCCAGCAGTTCCTTGCCGTAGCGGGGACGGTCTTCAGCCTCGATGTTCTTCAGGGGCGACAACATCGGACGCGATCCGGGTGACTTCTTGTCCGCTGGGTCGCCCAAAGTCATGAGCCACAGCACCGGGGGCACCTTGAACCCCGGCATGAGTTCCAACCGAATGCGGGCGTCAATCACCCCGCAGACAGCGGCCAACCCAGCGAACAAAGGGACCAAAGGGTCACAGCCCACGCTTTCCGAGATCTCTTGCGACCGCTGGCGCAGGATGGTGGGCCACACGTTCAAGTCCATCTCGGGCGGCTTGGGGCGCAGCCCGTCGAGCACATGAACCGGCTCCATGACTGGCACTTCGATCTTGCTGAACAACTCGGACGCATCGGGCATGGGTCTGGTCCATCCGTGTGACTTGGCGATGTGAAACAGTGTCCCCAACTTGACAGCCGTGGCCTTGTCAGGCTTGAAGCTGATCCACTGGGTCAGGATCTCACGCTCTCCAGGGTACTTGGTCTGTGCGGTAGCACTCCATTCGTTCCACAAAGCCAGCGCCTGCTCAAGCTGGTCGGTCTGTGTGCCTGCCCAGTGCAGCGCCATGCCGATACCTACCCACTCGTCACGGGTGCACTCAGCAGGGACTGCATCGAGTGCTTGCCTGATCTCTTCCCACGAGGCGTCAATCGTGCCGTCCGTGGCGATGGTGCGCTCCTTGTCCTGCGCCAGCATCCCGTTCCAAAGGTCCAGCAGACCTTGGGGGATGACAGGCAGACGGGTCCAGTGACCGTGGCCTGCCCAGTGGTACGGTTGCAGTGTCTCGGGGTGTATAGACGGTGGCAGCACGTCCTGCACCGTCAGACCGCTCACGGTGGCGCACCGCAGCTCATAGGCCGTGATGCCCCCGTGCATGATCTTCTTCGATGGCAGCGCAGCGCCAAAGGGCATCGAGTACAGCAGCTTGCCGTGACCCGGCTTGCCTGAGTTGATGACCACAGCATCGGGTGCAGCGTAGAGGGCATCGAGGTCAAGGCCGTGCTCTGCCAGCAGGCTGGTTGTGACGGTCCAGTTGTCGATGTCAAGGGCCATCGTGCCGCTGTACGCATGGGCCAAGCCGATGCCGTAGCCTGGTGGCAGGTCGCCTTGGGCCTTAAGGGCGTTCTCTCGCAGGTTCCACCCCGGTGTGCGCGGCCCCTTGGTGTTGGCTGGGATGGGTACAAGGCTCCATCCGTGTCTGATGTAGGCGTCAACTGACGCAGGATGAGATTGCACGGTTTGAGGGGCTGTCATAGAATAGGTTCGTTGGTGATTGCAGTTGCCGACAAGTTCATTGTGTTTCTCCTTTAAGCCCCGTGGTCCACAAACCACGGGGTTTTTCTTTGCCTGAAAATAATTTTTCAAAACTGTTGCACAATCGTAGCACAAGTCTGCTACACTGCGTCAACGGTTAAGGAAATTATTCATGCGCACCAACCAACCCAAATCAGCGTTCATGACTGTCCGAGTGACAGACAAGACGCACACCCAGTTTCATGACAAGGCACAGAAGATCGGGAAACCGAGCGAAGTGCATCGTGAAATCGTCGAGGCTTTCGTTGAAGATCGCCTCACAATCCAACCCCCTGTAATCCGTAAACTGGAGAAACTTTATGTCACTCGAACTCAAGATTGAAGCCCTGACCGCTGCCGTGGTTGCCCTGACTGCCAAGCTGGAGTCCAGCAATGTAGCAGCACCCGCACCTGTTGCGCCAACACCCGCCCCTGTGGTACAAGCTGCCCCCGCTCCTGTTGCAGCACCTGTCGTGGAAGCACCCGTGGCTGCTGCCCCGGCCATGCCAGCGCCTCCCATATTCGCAGCACCAGCACCTGTTGCACCTATTACTTTGGCCGCACCGTTCAGTGACCCCAAGGGCTTGATCGACTACGTGATGGGTGCCTACAAAGCCCTCGGCCCACAAAAGGGTGCCATGATCCAAGGCGTCTTGACTGGTCTGGGCTACCAGAACATCAACGATGTGAAGCCCGAGCACTACGGTCAACTCCACGCTGGCGTTGAGGCACTGAAGTGAGCGATCACGCCAAGCTGTCCCCATCGAAGCGCAGCCGCTGGGCCTTGTGCCCCGGCAGCATTCGAGAGGAGGCCAAGTACCCTGACACCGGTAGCGGCCCCGCTGCTGCCGATGGTACCCACAGCCACACGCTGCTGGAGCACTGCATCAAGAACGGCTTGTCGGACCCGATGGATCAGGTGGGGGAAACCTTCACCGATCACGAGGGTGAGTTTAAGGTGGACGCTGACCGTGCTGCACGGGTCAAGTCGGCCATCGAGTACATCCGTGAACGTTCGATGGGTGGCTTGTTGCCAGTCATCTCTGAGCAGAAGGTGGACCCCGAGTTCCTGTTAGGTCGTGATGACCTGTCGGGCACCGTGGACTGCCAGATTCTTGGTCCTGACTGGCTTGAACTCATCGACTACAAAGACGGCATGGGTATCGTCACAGCCGAGGGTAACTTGCAGCTTGAGCAGTACGCATACGGTGTGCTGGCCCGACTGCGATTGCCAGTCAATGGCAACTACCCGTTCAGCACAGTTCGCATGACCATCATCCAGCCCAAGCTGGCAATGAAGGGCATGAAGCCCATCACATCGCACGAGGTTTCTGTGCGTGACTTGATGGCGAACATGGGTACAATCATCTCGCAAGCTGCGGCCACCGATGCACCGGATGCCCCGCTTGTACCGGGTGACAGTCAATGTAAATTCTGCCGTGCCAAGGGGTCATGCTCTGCACTGGCAAACAATGTAATGAAGGAGGTCGGGATCATGTTCCAGCCTGTCGTAACCGAAACACTCGATGTCGCGCAGCAAAGCGCCGATAAAGACCCATCCACGATGGACGATGCCCAGATTCGTCAGATCATGGAAGCCGCTCCCCTCATGCGTCAACTCCTCGAAGCTGTCGAGAAGGAAGCACTGCGCCGTCTGGAGTCTGGTGGCAGCATCCCCGGTTTGAAGCTGGTCAACGGTCGTGGCTCCCGCGCTTGGGCACTGCCCGAAGACCAGATGGCCGAGAAGCTGGTCAAGATGGGCATCCCCAAGTCTGCTGTCTACGAGACCAAACTCGTCACACCCGCCAAGGCTGAGAAGCTGACGTGGGAAAAGAAGGACGGCACCAAGGTGACCCTGACCGAGCGCCAACTCAAGCGCATGGATCAGGAGTACGTCAGCAAGCTGGCGGGCAAACTGACCGTGGTCCCCGAATCTGATGGCCGTCCGGCTGTCATCATGAACGCTGCGCCGCTGTTTAGCGCAGTCGAGGCAGCACCCGCTGCCGAATCCCTGCCCTCGTGGCTTTCTTAAACTGGAGTAAATGTAATGTCTGAAATCATCTTTTTGTCGAACGTCCGTCTGTCCTTCCCTCACCTTGCTGAACCACAGCGCCAGATGAATGAGGCCACCGGCAAAGAACGCATCTCGTACAACTGCGAGTTCATCATGCCGCAGGACCACGCTGGCTTCCAGCAGTTCATGGCCCGCTACGGTGCTCTGGCATTGGAGAAGTGGAAGGAACACGCTCAAGCTGTGATGAGCATGATCCAGAACGACCGCAAGACCCGCTGCTTTGGTCGTGGCGAGGAGAAGGTCAACAAGAAGACCTTCCAGCCGTATGACGGCTACGCAGGCAACGTGTTCATTACCGCAGGACGTGACTCGGCCCCGCAGATGATCCAAGCCGATGGTACACCCATCGACCCCACCAACACGATGGCTTACCAGCAGCTTGCCCGCAAGATGTACGGCGGTTGCCGTGTCAACGCTGCCGTCAAGCCTTGGCCTCAAGACAACAAGCATGGCCGTGGCATCCGCTGCGACTTGATCGCTGTCCAGTTCGCTGGTGATGACACACCATTCGGTGAAGCCAACGTGGACGCATCGAACTTGTTCGGCGCTGTGGCTGGTGCTCCCGCTGGTATGTTTGCCCCTGCTGCTGCCGCTATGCCTGCCGCACCGTTCGCAGCACCTGCTGGTCTGCCTTCGTTTTTCGGCCAGTAATTGAATCGGGGCTGAAAGCGGATGCTGCGTAGTGCCGTCACGGACTCCGGAGCGCAGTGCAGCGAGTAAGCCCCACCTACACGGTAACCGTAATGAGTAACGACTATGTATTCGACATCGAAACCTATCCCAACGTGTTCACGCTGGCAGTGGAACACGCAGAAGCACCTCTGCACTGGATGTTCGAGATCAGTGACCTACGCAACGACAGTCGTGCGATCATTGAGTTCCTCCAGCACCTCAAGGACACCGACTCACGCATGGTCGGCTTTAACAACTTGGGGTTCGATTACCCTGTGATCCACACGTTGATCCGCATGGGTCACAGTGACGCCAACACGCTGTACCAAAAGGCGATGGCGATCATCCACGCACAAGACGACGATGGTGGCCGTTGGATGCACACGGTCAAACCGTCTGACCAGTTCGTCACGCAGATCGACCTGTTCAAGATTCACCACTTCGACAACAAGGCACGAGCCACCAGCCTGAAGGTGCTGGAGTTCAACATGCGCAGCGCCAGCATTGAAGACCTGCCGTTCCCGGTGGGCACCGTGCTGAACCGTGAGCAGATCGAGGTGCTCAAGCAGTACAACAAGCACGATGTGGCGCAGACCAAAGCGTTCTATCACCATTCGCTTGACATGATCCACTTCCGTGAAGAACTGACGCGCAAGTACGCTCGGGACTTCATGAACCACAACGACACCAAGATCGGCAAAGATTACTTCGTCATGAAGCTGGAAGAAGCCGGTGTCGCCTGTTATGACTTCGGCCCCAAGGGTCGCACACCCCGGCAGACCAAGCGCCCAGTCATCGCGCTCAAGGACGCCATCCTGCCGTGGATCAACTTCGAGCAGCCCGAGTTCAACCGGGTGCTGGACTGGCTCAAGGCCCAATCAATCACAGAGACCAAGGGGGTCTTCACGGACCTCACAGCATCAATCAATGGATTCACTTTCGTCTTCGGCCTTGGAGGCATCCACGGCTCCGTCGAGTCTGAGGTCATCGAGTCTGACGGTGAGCACGTCATCGTGGACTTGGATGTCACTTCATACTATCCAAATCTGGCAATCACGAATGGGTTTTACCCGGCCCATCTCGGAAAAGAGTTTGTCAGCATCTACAAGTACCTGTTCGAGCAGCGCAAGTCATACCCCAAGAAGTCAGCAGAAAGCGCGATGCTCAAACTCGCACTGAACGGTGTGTACGGCGACAGCAACAATCAGTTCAGCGTCTTCTACGACCCGCTGTTCACCATGAGCATCACGCTCAACGGTCAACTGCTGCTGTGCTTGCTGGCCGAGGGTCTGATGCACATCCCCGGTCTGCGCCTGATCCAAGTCAACACTGACGGCCTGACTGTGCGTGTGCCCCGCAGCCACAAGATGCTGGTTGATCTGGCCCGCGCTGCATGGCAGACGCGCACCGGCTTGAACCTCGAAGAAGCCGTCTACAAAGCCATGATGGTGCGCGATGTCAACAACTACATCGGCGTGTTTGAGAACGGCAGCACCAAGCGCAAGGGTGCTTACGAGTACGACATGGAATGGCACCAGAACGCTGGTGGGCTGGTGATCGCCAAGGTGGCCGAGAAGGTGCTGGTCGATGGTGCACCCATCCGCGAGACAGTCGAGCAGTGGCCGCACATCATGGACTTCATGCTGCGCACCAAGGTGCCCCGGTCCAGTCACTTGGGCATCGAGAAGGACGGCGTGACCTCGCAGCTTCAAAACATCACGCGCTACTACGTGGCAAAGGGTGGCGGGCAGTTGGTCAAGTACATGCCACCGCTGGCGAAGAAGCCCGGTCAGTGGCGTAAGTTTGCCGTTGAGAGTGGCTGGGGTGTCCAGCCCTGCAACGACATCAAGGACGCAGGCAAGCTGCCTGTCGATTTCGACTATTACATCAAGGAAGTGGAGAAGCTATGTCTCAGTTTGAAGTGACGATGGAAGAAAATGAAGCGTTTGACGCATTGAGCAAACAGGTCGCTGGCAATCACTACAAAGATCAACCGATCCAACCAGTCGAGTACATCCACGCCAACGCAATTGGCTACTTTGAAGGCAACGTGATCAAGTACGTGTCCCGTTGGCGCAAGAAGAACGGCCTTGCTGATCTGGAGAAGGCCAAGCACTACATTGAGTTGCTGATCGAACTGGAGAACCGCCGTGCTCGAAAAACAGATTGAAGCCAAGGTCTGCGACTACGCCAAAGAGTGCGGGGTGGGTGTCTACAAGTTCACCAGTCCGGCCCGTGCCGCTGTGCCTGATCGCATGTTCATCTACAAGGGTCGCGTGTTCTTCATCGAGTTCAAGCGCGAGGGGCAAAAGCCCACGCCTGCTCAAGAGCGTGAACACAACCGGATGCGCCAGCACCAGATCAACGTGTTCGTGGTGGACAACGTGGAGATGGGCAAGTCAACCATCAACCTCATGCTGCAAATGATTGAAGCGAGGTTGTGCTGATGAGAGTCATTTCATGGTTTTCATGTGGTGCCGCCAGTGCGGTAGCCACCATCCTCGCTGCCGTCAAGTACGGTGAGATTGAGGCTGTCTACTGCCGGGTGGTTGAAGAACACGAGGACAACCTTCGGTTCCTTGACGACTTCACTCGTGTGACCGGCATCCCGGTCAAGGTCATTATGGATGAACAACACGAGGGGTCAATCTACAAGGTGTTCGCAAAGCGCGGGTTTATCAAGAATCAGTACGGTGCACCATGCACAATGATTTTGAAGAAAGACATGCGCAAGTCGTACCAGCGCCCCGGCGACATTCAAGTGTTTGGTTACACCGCTGAAGAACAAGACCGCGCTGACCGATTCATTGACGGCAACAATGATGTCAGTGAGGACTTTATCCTGATTGACAACAAAGTCAGCAAGCAGGACTGTTACGCACACCTGACCCGACTGGGCCTGAAGTTGCTAACCATGTACCACCTCGGGTACTCCAACAACAACTGTATTGGTTGCGTGAAGGGGGGGATGGGTTATTGGAACAAGATTCGCAAGGACTTTCCAGATCGTTTCGACAAGATGGCAAAAGTGGAAAGACTTATCGGCCACGCCATAAACAAGGACGAAAACGGCCCGGTGTACTTGGACGAGTTAGCACCCAATCGTGGACGGTTCAAGGTGGACATGCCCGCCGATTGCGGCTTTACGTGCGAGGTGAGCAATGCTGACACCTGACCTGCTTCACGGCTACCAGCAGAAGGCTGTCAACTTCCAGTCCACGCATCCCCACTCGATGCTGTGGCTGGACATGGGTCTGGGCAAGACCGTGATCACACTGACCACGCTGGCCCACCTGATCCGCACCAGCTTCCTGCGAGGTGTGATCATTGTGGCTCCCATCCGAGTCATCCGGCTTGTCTGGAGGCAAGAGGCTGTAAAGTGGGAGCACACCAAGCATCTCAAGTTCAGCATGGTCACGGGCACCAAGGACCAGCGCACCCGCGCCCTGCTGCGTCCCGCTGATGTCTGGATGATCAACTACGAGAACCTCGGGTGGCTTGCCGAAACGCTCCAGACTTACTTCGTCAAGAAGGGCAAGCCGATGCCCTTCAACGGGATCATCTGGGACGAGATCAGCAAGATGAAGAACAGCGCCACGAACCGGGTCAAGGCGTTTCGCAAGATCGCTGACCAGTTCGACTGGGCCACGGGCTTGACCGGCACCCCGGCCAGCAACGGGTACAAAGACCTGCACGGTCAGTTCCTCGTGGTGGACAGGGGTGAGCGGCTGGGCACCAGCAAGACGCAGTTCAAGACCCGGTTCTACAAGAAGGTCGGGCCGTACAAAGAGGTGCCCTACGAGGATACCGAGGACACGATCAAGAAGCTGATCGGGGACATCACGCTGGAGATGTCAGCCGAGGACTACAACCCGCTGCCTGACCTGATCGTCAACAACATCGAGATCGAGATGCCCGAGGAGTTGCGGGCCAAGTACGACAAGCTGGAGAGGGAGTTCTTCTTGGTGCTCGACAGCGGCAAAGAGATCGAAGCGTTCAACCAAGCGGCTCTCACCAACAAGTGTTTGCAGTTCTCCAACGGTGCCATGTACCCCATCGCCGGGATGCCGCTGTGGGAGCCGGTGCACGACATGAAGCTGGACGCTCTGGAGGACATCATCGACGAGGCCCAAGGGTCACCGATCCTGTGCGCCTATGCGTACCGCAGTGACGCCGAGCGCATCATGACCCGGTTCAAAGACCTGCGGCCCATCAACCTGACCGAGTGCAAGAGCGAGGCGTCTCTCACCAACGCCATGCACCGCTGGAAGACGGGCGACTGCCAACTGATGATCGGCCACCCAGCGTCGATGGGTCACGGCATCGACGGCTTGCAGAAGAACGGCCACATTCTCGTGTGGTATGGCCTCAACTGGTCGCTGGACCTGTACGAGCAGTTCAACGCCCGAGTGCGCCGCCAAGGCCAAGGTGCCCCGGTCATGTGCCACCGCATTCTGATGCAAGACACGCTTGACCAAGCGCAGGCACTGGCCCTCGATGAGAAGGCCACCACGCAGGCCGGATTACGTAACGCTGTAAAACAATACCGCATATCTAAAAATGTGTGATACACTTGTGTCACATCAACAACTGGAGTAACTGTAATGATCCGTGAACTGTACAACTGGGTGCGAAACGCCTATGCCACACCGAGTGCCGAGTCGCTGGCGCTGCGTGAACTTGAGGAGGCCAAGCGCAGCCTCCTCGAAACCCAGTCAGCCCGTGAATACGCTGACAGCATGTGCAAGTACCGCGAGGCCCAGATCAAGCGCCTGACGGCCTATTTGCACAAAGCCACTGAGGTGGACGCATGAGCGAGTGCCAACACCGCTGGGAACCCGTCGAAGGTCAACCACTTTACAAGTGCGTCCGGTGTGGCGCGTTCATGAGGATTGTCAAATGACGTGGCCCTTCCCTCCCCCCGGTGGCCCTGTGCCGTGGACTCCACAGCAGGAGTCCGAGTATCAGCGCCAGCAGCGCAGCCAGTTACCGGAGGCACCTTTCTGATGGCTTCGACAAACACAGGCTTTCACGTCATCAAGGCGTACGAAGCACTGCACGAGTTCGGCAAGATCACCGCACAAGAGTTCGCCGACTACGCCGACATCGGACGCTACGATGCTCACGCTGTGCTGAACCGCATGGCGAAGCGCACCAAAGCTGGCGAAAAGCGCATCCACATCGCAGACTGGACCTATGTCCACGATGACGCCAAACGCTACCCTCGTGCGGTATTCATGATCGGCGACAAGCCCGACAAGAAGAAACCAAAGCCCAACCTGCGCGAGAACCGCAGACGCAGCGAAGCTAGGCGCAACACACCATTTCGCATGAACAGCGTGTTCAACATGGCAACTCCTCGTGACAAAATCAGGGAACTGAGGAGATCGCTTTGAGCATTACCTGCCCTGTGTGCAGCGCGTGGACCTCGGTCAAAGAAACCCGGACACGCAAAACAGACGGCGTGGTGACGCGCCGATACGAGTGTGCCAACCTGCACCGATTCACAACCGAGGAAAGGATTCGATATGACAACGTGCTGCAACGGCAACTGCAACCAAGGCCGGGATTGTCCGGTCCGGGTGGCGAGGGTTGGGCAGCGTATGAAAACCGCTGATCCGCTGCCACCAAGCATCTGGCGT